CATCTGTATATGTCTACAAGGTATTTAAACGAGCTTCTCATCTTATATTTGGTGCTGCTACAACATCAACCGTATCAGCTAAAAATGAAGCAAATGGTTTAGATTTTCAAGGTGGTGTAACTTCTATTGATGCCTTAGGAAATGAAAACTCATATACTGGTAATGTTGCATACAATAGTGCAAGAACACCTTATATACAATCACAATTAGTTGGTGATGCGAGATATAAACTATTTAGAGTATATACTCGTTCACATGGTAGTGATATAAATAAAGATATTAAAATTGCAATATTAAATATTAAAAGGGCTGATGATGTACCTGGTTCAGATTATGGTACTTTTTCAATTCAAGCTAGAGTACATAATCCAAATGGAACTAATGACGATACTATTTTAGAACAATTTGATGCTTTAACATTTGATTCAAATTCTCCAAACTATTTTGCAAAGAGAATTGGTGATAGATTTGTTGAAATAGATTCAAATGGAAAATTAACCTATTATGGTGATTATCCTAATCTAAGTAAACATATTAGAGTTGGTGATTTTACTAAAGTTGATAGTAATATAAGTCAATTTCCAAAGACAGTTGTACCTATGGGATTTGATATCCTAAACAACACATCTTTAGGAACTACGACAATACCATCAGCTTCATTTAAATCAAATCAAACTAATTCTAATGGTACATTTGACTCTTCCGTATTACATGGATTTGACTTTTTAACTTCAAAGATTAGTGATGATAATGAACAATATCTTGCTCCAATTCCTCTAAATGCTGGAACTGGAAATAATGTAACTATGTCATTGGAAAATTTTACTGGAACTAACGATGCATCCGAACTTGGTTCTAAGTATTCTGGAACAGCTGTACCATTATCACTTAGTGGTTCTGCAACAGCTCAGTTGAAATTTGCTGTTCCTTTTCAATTTGGGTTTGATGGTCGTAATCCAGCAACACCTTATTTCGTAGGAACTGAAATTGTCAATACAAATACACAGGGATTTGATTTATCATCCACAACTGCTAATGGTACTCTAGCTTATAAAAGAGCAATTAATGCTATTAGTAATCCTGATGAATTTGATATTAATTTACTGGTAACACCTGGTGTTATTCATAGATTACATTCAAGTGTAACAAATCATGCTATATCAAAGACAGAAGCTAGGGCAGATGCATTATACATCATGGATTCAGCAGCTTATACTGATTCAGTACAGACTGTTGTTGATACGGTTAATTCATTAGATACTAACTATGTTGCAACATACTATCCGTGGATTAAAATACCAAATAGAGATACTCAAAAACCAGTATGGGTTCCGCCATCAGTAGTATTACCTGGTGTGATATCATATACTGATAGAGTTTCTCATGAATGGTTTGCTCCAGCTGGATTAAATCGTGGTGGGTTGACTTCTGTATTAGAAGCGGCTACAAGATTGACTCACGCTGAAAGAGATGAACTTTATGAAGGTAGAGTTAACCCAATTGCATCATTTCCTGGTCAAGGAGTTGTAGTATTTGGACAAAAAACACTACAATCTAAACCATCTGCTTTGGATAGAATCAATGTTCGTAGATTATTGATTACAGTTAGAAAATTTATTGCAAGTGCATCAAGGTATTTAGTATTTGAACAAAATACCCAGGCACTAAGGAATAGATTCTTAAATATCGTAAATCCTTATCTTGAACAAGTTCAATCTAATAGTGGATTAAGTGCTTTTAGAGTTGTTATGGATGAATCTAATAATACACCTGATGTCGTAGATAGAAATCAGTTGGTTGGTCAGATATTCGTACAACCTACAAGAACTGCTGAGTTTATTGTACTAGACTTCGTTGTTCAACCAACAGGAGCTACATTTCCTGAATAAGTTTAACTTATAACATAATGTATACTGAAAAGCCCCTTTAACTAGGGGTTTTTCTTTTTATAAATAACTAAAAATTTATTTAGATGATATTTATTTATGAGTAGAAATAAACGACTTTTTTAGGAGAATAAAGAATGGCTACACTAGACCCGTCAGAAATAATGTTCACACCGTTTGAACCGAAAACAAAGAATCGGTTCATCATGTACATTGAAGGTATTCCAGCATATCTGATCAAAACTGCAAACAGACCATCGATTCAATTTGAAGAGATAGTCTTAGACCATATAAATGTTAAACGATATATTAAAGGAAAGGGTGCATGGCAACCTATCGATGTTGTACTTTATGATCCTGTAGTTCCAAGTGGAGCACAAGCAGTTATGGAGTGGGTTAGACTATCACATGAGTCCGTTACCGGTAGAGATGGGTATTCAGATTTTTATAAAAAAGATGTTACTTTCAATTTGTTAGGGCCAGTCGGTGATGTTGTTGAAGAGTGGGTACTTAAAGGTGCTTACATCGAACAGGCTAACTTTGGTGATTTAGATTATTCATCAAGTGATCCAGCTGAAATTACTCTAACATTGAAGTATGACTACGCTATCTTACAATTCTAAGGAGTAAATATGAGTTTTTTAAGAGAAATGTTATCAAGTGATGCAAAAATTTCAAGTAAAAGATTTGTTGGTTTTGCAGCTTTCTTTATGTTGATTTGTAGTTGGGGTGCAGACACCTTTACAGCTTTTGAAGTAAAAGATAAAATACTAGAGTGTTTTATGTACATATCCGTAGTGGGATTGGGAGTTACAGCAGCAGAGAAATTTGGTAAAAAATAAATTAGTTTTACAAAACAATAAGTTATATATATAAGTATACAATACAAGGAGTCATAAATGGCTGATTATAAATTTCCCACAGAGATGGTAGAATTACCATCTAAGGGTTATTTCTACATGGATGGTCACCCTTTATCCAAGGGTAAGGTAGAAGTAAAGTACATGACCGCAAGAGAAGAAGATATATTAACATCACAAAACTTGATAAAACAAGGAACTGTAATTGATGTGTTATTACAATCATTGATAGTAGATAAATCCATTAAAATTGATGATTTACTGGTAGGTGATAAGAATGCAATTATGATAGCAGCCCGTATTCTTGGATATGGTAAGGATTATCAATTTGAATATGATGGAGTGGAAAAAAAAATAGACTTATCAACATTAGAACCTAAGAAATTAGATTTTGATGCAATTGAAAAAGGTACTAATGAATTTTTATTTGAATTACCAAATTCAAAAAGAAAAGTTACATTTAAAATATTAAATGCTAAAGATGAAAAAGAAATAGAATTAGAATTGGAAGCAAGAAAAAAATTATCAAAAGAATATAGTTCAGAATTAACAACTAGGTTAAAAAGAATTATAAAATCTGTCGATGGTAATGCCAAACCACAGCATATATTTAATTTTATAGATAGTGAATTTTTATCTATTGATTCTCTTGCTTTTAGAAACCATATGGCTTCTATAACACCAGATGTAGACATGAACACCACAATTTTAGATTCAAGTGGAAAGGAGACAACGGTGATGATTCCAATCACCGTACGATTTTTTTGGCCTACCCGCTGAGTATAAAGTAGATTTACATGAAGAAATATTTCAAATAATATTACATTCAAAAGGTGGGTTTACCTTTGGTGAGGTCTATAACTTACCTATATACCTTCGACATTTTTACCTAAAAAGATTAGGTACTTTCTACAAAGCTGAATCTGTGGCCATGAAAAAAGAATTGGACAAATATAAAAAGTAAATTTAACTATAGTTGATATTTATTAATGAGTTATAGTACTTAATTTTAGTATAAGGAAGTTAAATGGCAAATTACAAAAATTTAAAACCAGAAATAATAGAAGGATTTCTTGAAAAAATGTTTGGTAAAATTACCACTAAAGTTGGTCAAGATGTTGCTAACGACATGGCTAAAAAAGACCCGTCATTTGGTAAAAAAATGAATAGAGTAGCGGCTTTAGTTAAAGATATAGAAAATGACATGAAGAGTATGACCAAAGCTCAAAAAGACAAGTATAAAAGAGACATTTGGAAGAAAGCCGGAGTAAAGTAGATGGCTGAAAATAAAGAAACTGGAGCTAGAGGTAAATTCTCCACACAGAGAAAAGAAACAAAAGGAAACCTCAGAAATATAAGTCAAGAGTTAAAAGATCAACTTGTCAGTTATGATAAAATGGAAAGTGTGGTAAATAAAATCTTCAAAGTAGAAGAAATGTCTTTAGCTGCTGCTAAATCTGCAAATAAAATAAATAACAATTCAAATAAAGAAAAAGTAAAAAGTGGAATGTTGGATGCAGAAGCTCTTAATCTGGCAAACGAATTAGTAAAAAATGTTAAACAACGATTAGAAGGTACAAAAAAATTAATAGCTGGAGCTAGATTGTTAAATATAGTTGCAGCTGCAAATCCTTATGTCGCGGTAGCGGCAGTATTAGTAGGGATAGCGATAGCCTTTAATGCAGTCAATAAAGCAGCATCTAAAACGGCAAAAGAATTTGGTACTAGTAGAACAGAAGCTATAGCAATTGAAGCTAAATTAAAATTAGCTGCAGTCAATCTAGTTGGATTGAAAATATCAGCTGAGGAAGCCAGAGATTCTTTTAATGCTATTCGCCGAGACTTAGGTGGTATTGATATAGCAACAACATCGATGGTGAGAAACATTGCAGACACTGCCAATCAGTTAGGAATTGAACAGGCAGCATTTACAAAAATATTAAGTATTCAGGAATCCATATCTGATATGAGCAGAGAAGAACTCATAAATAATGCAAAATTAACTAAAGAGATAATAAGACAGGCTGGAGTCCTTCCTGGAGATATCTACAAAGATATAGCAGAAAACACTAAATTATTTGCAGAGTATGGTAGAGATGGTGGTGGTAATATATTAGCAGCCTCAGTAGCAGCTCGTAAACTAGGATTAAATCTAAGTACTGTAGCTGGTATATCTGAATCACTACTTAGTTTTGAAGATTCTATTGAAAAACAATTAGAAGCTTCATTATTATTGGGTAGAGAAATAAATACAGATAAGGCCAGAGAATTAGCATTTCTTGGTAAACAAGATGAATTACTAGCGGAAATTAAGAAACAAGCCGGTGGCGAAGCGGCTTTTAGAGAGATGAATGTTGAACAACGAAGAGCGTTAGGTGCTGCTCTAGGTGTTGATACAGAAGAATTATCAAGACTTGTAAGGTCACAGGATGGAATGAATGCCCAAAATTCACAACAAATGGCTGCAAACTCAAAATCAGAATTAGAAGCTTTAAATAGAATAGCTGCAGCAACAGAGTCAACAAACAAATCATCTAGTGGATTCCACACGAAATTTAAATCCGTATTTGGCTTTGATAACTAGGAAAATAATATGCCTTTAGTGGAACTGAAATCATTACTATCATTGCAAGGTGGAAACCAACCTAGTGAACCAGGTGGTAATATTGGTGGTCAAACTCCACAATTAAATGAACAACCAATAACACCAAATGTTACACCACTCACAAGTGCAGTATTTGCTCCCATTCCAACTAGACAAGAGATAGATGCTTCAATTGGTAGAGCTAGATTACAATCAAGGTTGGTCACACCAACAACTGATTTATCTGCAATAAACAAAAATTTTGGTAGTAATACATTTACAGCGGGTAACACACCTAGTTTTCCACATAATGAACTGAATGTTGCACCCATACCAACAACCCTATACTTAGATAAAAAACTAGATTTTGCACCTATATTTTCACCCACTAATAAAGCTAACAATACATATAATTTAGGTAATAATCCAACGCCACTTCAACAAATATCAACTGTTGGTATAAATGGACTTGTTAACCATGCTGTCGTTCCAAATCAATATTCATTTACTTTTGTACCATTAAATAATTCTGATAATAAATTTCCAACTATTGCACCAAACACTGCACTAAAATCTAGGTTATATAAATTACACAACGATGGTAAAACAGAATTAAAAAATAACGGATTTACAAGAAATGGATTGAGTTTAGATAATTATTATACTAAATTTAAAATTGGATCAAACGCAAGAGTGGGTATAAGTAATCAACCTAAAGTTGTAAGAGGTATAGGTCAGAGATGGAGTGATGGTGTTGATTTATCAAACGTAACTGGTGCAGCAACATCTCTAATATCACCACCTGGAAGTAAGTTTACAATAGGTGCTCCTCTAGCCGCTGGAATTGATACTTTGAGTTCTACAGCGACTTCATTTATAGAAGCTGGAATTGATATTTTAAGTAAAACTGCATCACCNGNNTTTGGTAGAAATATTAATACCTTTACAAATAGATATAAAGCTGATGTNATNAGAATTGGTAAATTCGCAAATCCAATATCAACATATTNCATCAAACAAAATTTTCTACATAGACAGAATAAATATGATAGGGCATATACNCAAGTTATGGGAATGGGTTCTAATACGGTGAGTGATGACGCATTTCTTGACACAGCTGCTGGTATGGTAACGGCAATAGCTGCAGATAGTGGATTACTAGATTTAAATCCACAGGTATTCAACCCACTATCTACATTCAGTATACCAGGTGTTCCTGGTATGATGTTTAATAGACATGGTAGGAATATAACTGATTTTGGTGCAGCCGGTAACGCACTAGCTGAAGCTGCAGGTGTTGGTGCAAAAAAACTTGGAAGTAAAATAGTAGATGGTATTTCTACAAGAGCTATAGCATTTGCAGAGAAAAGAAAGCCAAAAAAGATTGCATTTAAAGGTATTGACTTTAGTGGGGGTATAGGGGGTTTTGGTGGATTCAATTTAGATGGACTTACAGGTGGTAATTCAGTGCTTAGTGGTGTTAGTGGGTTTGGGTTAAGTCCAGATTTTAGTATGCCATTACCATCAATAAAAGTACCTAAGTTTCAAAAATTAAGAGAACTCGGTGGTTCAATTGTAGATAAGGGTATAAAAGGTGCTAAAGGTGCTGCAGCCCTTGCTACGAAAACCCAAGAAGTTGCAAAAGGGTTGCTTGGAGACGCTGGAAAATTAAGTAAGGCCCAACTTGCAAAATTAGATCATAGAGCATTTGAAGATGTTGGTATAGACAAGGTTAATCTTATTCCATATGGTAGTACAAAATATAAAGATGAAGAACATGGTACATTAGATCACATCCCATTTAAATTTGTAGATGCTCGTACCAATAAACCAATAGTATTCAGAGCAATACTAAGTGGTATAACAGATACATTCTCACCTGAATATTCTCCAGAAAGGTATGTTGGCAGACCAGATATGGTTTATGTTTATCAAGGTACAAATAGAGAAATAAGTTTTAGTTTTGATGTTTATCCAAAATCTGATGCTGAATTGGTTACACTATGGGAAAAATTAAATTATTTAGCTGGATTGACATATCCGGATGTTAAAGAAGGTGTAATGATTGCACCGTTTTCAAAACTAACAATTGGTCAAATGTATCAAGATGCACCTGGTTATATATCTTCATTAGTTTATACAGTACAAGATAATACAACATGGGAAGTTGATTTTGCAAAACTACCGAAGTATATTCAAGTTGCTTGTAGTTTTATTTATATCGGTGATAGAATGCCATCTTCAACTCAGAAACACTTTGATGTACCTTGGGTGGCTTCAGAAACGTATATACAAGAGAAAAATTTAGGCTTAGGTGGTATAGGAAGTAGTCTATTAGAAGCTTTCAACTCACCCAACCCATCCAACGATTTGGGTGATGTAACAAGAGGCTTGTTGGGTAAAGTAGGATTGTAAAATGAGAAGATATTCAACAACAAGAACAAAACGTGATAAGTCTGGTGTATCGGTGTACAGAACCACTTTATATCCAGAAATACCAATTGAAAATGCCGATCAATTTATATATTCAAAAATTGGTGATAGGGTTGATAGTTTAGCCAGTAAGTATTATGGGGACAATACATTGTGGTGGATTATAGCAAAAGCAAATGGTATAAGGGGTAAGATAGCATTATCACCAGCAACCTTACTTAGAATCCCAAGTGATGTTGAAAAAATAGTACAGAGATTCATAGAATTAAATCAAGAGGGTTAAGTTGTGATTAACTTAGAACCAATCCCAAAGAAAATACAACAAAGAATGTTTCAAAAGATGAAAGCTTTACGCAATCATAACACTTCTGGCCCAAATACATCAAACAATTCCGATGAATTAACATTTGATGATATGGCCACAAGAACCACTTATATAAAGATGGTTTCAAATCAAAATAATCCAGTTACCTTAATGGCTGGTAAATTAAAAAATGATGGTAATATGTATGCAGGTTACGATGTATATTCACCTAGATCGTATGGGCCTGGTAAATTTACAGGTACTGCATTGCAGAATAATAAATTATATGAATCACAGGCACTACTTCAAGGTCAAAGTTTTAAAAATAGAGAATCAGCATTTTATAAACAAGAGGGTGATCATGTAACAGTAAATCAAAATTCAAGACCAATGCCTGGTATCAAATCAATTGATGTTACATTTAAAGGTGGGGTAAAGTCATTGAGAGAAGCAACGATAAGTTGGATTTGTTGGGATTTCGGTGAACTTGATGAGTTGATGCCACATTTTTTAGCTACTGGAAAAACAGTTCTATTGGAATGGGGTTGGGTGTATGGTAGTAAAAACACAGCATCAATACCAAAATTAATCGGTGCCAATGGTAAAATTTTAAGTAATGCATTTGAAGATTATAAGGACATAATCATAGGTGGTCAAGGTGATTTTGATATAATGGTAGGTGTTGTTAAAAATTTTGAATTCACCAATAGGGCAGATGGTGGGTTTGATTGTCAGACTGTCCTACTAAGCACTGGTGTTAGCGTGTTAGATAATACGATGCCAAATATCAATACCATAGATAAGACTCAAAGTTTTGATTTGAATCCAAAGGAAAGTGAACAAGAAGTTCAGAAAAAAATAAGTAAAGCAACAAAGTTTTTTGGTGGAGGGGGTAATAAAACTGGAGAAGTACCAGAAATAATAACACTCAATACAAATGTCACATTAAAACTATTCGTTGATAAGATTGATGATTATATTAAAGGACAGTTTCAACAAAGAGGGGGAACAAGTAAAAGAGATGAAGTTGATTATAAGAGTTATAAAGATGCTGAGGGTGATTTTCGTGAGCTTGCATTTGAACCGAATAAATTTATATCAGAGATAAAAAATAAGCAAGTAACTAATACTTGGATTCGTTGGGGATGGTTCGAGGATAACGTTTTGAATAAATTTTTAGGGATGACAAATAGAAATGGAGATGCCATCACTACATTCAAGTCTACTGAAAAAGTATTAACACAAGGTGGATTCTCGTCTGGCAAGGAACAAAGTGTCCGTATAAGAAATCATCCTGATTTAGAGACAACTGATATAAACAATCACATCTTACCTGGTCAATTTTATGCAGCACCAGTAGATAATGACAATGATTTAGACGGTGATTCTAAGTATATACAGGCATTAGTTAAAATAACAACTGAAAATTTTGATCCATTTGCTTCAAATGCAATATTAAGAGAAACAATAGTAACCCAAGACTATGCTGATCCTATGGCGTATCAAGCAGGTGGCCCAATAATGTCAGATGAGATGATAGATTCTGTAGACATTGGTTCAGGTGGTCAAGAAAGACTTACTGTAACCGAAGATTCTAATGCAGAACAACAGGCGAACCCAAAACCTGGTAGATTTGGATTTCTTAGAAATATGTTAATAAACACTAAGGTTATAAAACAAGCCTTTGGTTCTGAAGGTGAGTTTAACGCAGAAACAATAAATATTACAGAGGCATTGGAGTCAATGTTCTATCTGATCAATCAAGATTTAAATTTTTGGAGCTTACAAACATCAGTTGATTCTGAAAATACATCTCGTGTTAAGATAGTTGATGATTCAACCACTGCAATTGAATTTGATAAAATAAATAGAAACTTGGGTATGTCATCTCTTGCAACAAATACAGATGACAATAGTATAATAATCGGTAACGAGGGTATATTTTACTTTCCAGTATGGAGAGTTGATAGTTTCGTAAAATCACAAAACATGACTCTTAAAATATCTAATGCTCAACAGATGACTGCTATGTATGGTGCAAATATAGACACCACTAAAGAAATACAAAATCCAGGTAGTACACAAGTGGACAAGGGTGCAACTTTAGCAGGTGGGTTTTTTAATGGTAGTGAAGATAAATCAAAGCAAGGCATTGATATCAGATTTAGGAATGAAATAAAAGATGGGAATTCAGATACAGTAAATAAATTTATTGTTGATAATGTTGATGAGTTAGAAACTGCATATGAAGATAAATTAAAAAATTTGAATGAACAGATTGCTGCATCAGCAAAATCAGAAGTTGAACAAAAAATTAATTTTGATTCATCAGTTCCACCACCACTACCCAGAGATTTAACTTCAGCTGAAAAAACAAAAATACTTAAATTTGAAACAGATAACGAAAATAAATTTAAATCATTATTTGGATTTTCAAGAGGTGACCTAACAGATTTATTAAACAATAAGTTTGATGATAAAGGTAGAATGAAGAGTGGGTACATAGGCATGGTATCTAATCTAACAACCAATCATGGTACATCAAAACAATCAGATGCTACAGTTTTAATACCATTTGATTTAGACTTAGATATAGATGGAACTGGTGGGATTTATCCAGGTAATTCATTTCATTCAACATATGTACCGAGTAAATACCAAAAATATTCAGTATTTCAAGCATTTGATATAAGTCATAAGGTTGATAGTAGTGGTTGGACAACAACCATTGGTGGAAAGATGAGGTCAACTTCAAATCTGATATATGAAACCAAATCTCGTGATCAAAAACTTCAAAACTCAATTGAAAACTTATTAAATAGAGCTAAAAAGGAAGAAACAGATAGAGTAAAGGAAGAAAGTAAACGAATAAAAGAAACATTTAGTGGAAATTCAGATGCTGTTGTAAAACGATATGGGACAGGGTAGAAAATATAATGTCAAAATATAAAGAAAAAGTAAAAAAAATACACGATAGCACAGACTTCAAAAGATCATTTGCAGGAGTTACCCAAGTCGGTGAATTCGTATATGATGAACATGAAAGTAGTGTACAACCTGGTTTAAATTATCATGTACACTACACCAATAGCAAAAAAGAGGTTTTTATGCTAGGTGGTTCTCATAGTCCAAGTTCTAAAATAATTAAAAAGGTTGGTGGTGTTAAAAGTTTATTCACCAAGTATTCTGATTTAACATCAAATTCAAAAGATAAATATCCAGAGGGTATTCTACCAATTCCAACAGATAGTGACTATAGAATTGGTAGCTTCACCAGATACTTTACACAACTTGCAAACAATCCAAGTGCAGACATATTTGAAATATCAGAAGAAGATAATGATCAACAAAGTGTACTATATCGATATATAGATTTTAAATGGAGAATATCAGGTACAAAAAATGAAGTCACACGAGATAATCAGATAACGATGAACTCTATAAATTCTGAATTTCAAGGTATAGTTAGAAAATTATTTCCACTACAATTTTGGAAACCACCAAAAAACTCACCAGATAGTTTACAAAAAAAATTGGTATTACTGAGAAGTTCTTGATACTTATATAAAATTAAAAGGTTATAATATGTT